CTTCCGGAGAGTGCTGGAGCGGCCAGTGATCCGGCCCCACAGCCCCTCCGGCATGGCAATGGCGATATCGGTGTGGACATCGGTGAAGGAACGAGCAGGAATTACAACATCTCTGCTCACATACAGGTCCCACCCGGTGTCGCCAGGGTAAGCTTTAGTAGGAACCCGCGGGCTGCCCTCACCTGAGAGAAGTTGGAAGTAGATCCTCACACAGCGAACCCCCTATCCACGATACTCCAACTTGGGCCACCGGTGCCGATGAGGGACACCCGGACCCGGAACCGAGACTCCACGTACCGAACGAACCGCTTGGTGGTGTCCGACAGGTCTTCCCACTGGGTCTTACCCTCATCCTGCGGTGAAAGGTAGTCTATAAACGTGATAGCGATGGAGGTGGGACGGTTTAATGTAATAGCGTTGTCTAGCAGCTCTTCATCCCATTCACCTACCCGGCGGATCTTGTTGGTGACGGTGGTCCGCTCCACTACCTGCTTGCCGACCCGCCGAGAGATCTCTTCCCAGGTCAGCTCGTTCTTTAGCGGCCCGGAATTGCCGGCCACCCGGATCGGGTAGGTTCGGGCCACCAGTAGGACTCGGGTCACCAACATAGGTGGGATGCCAACGTCAGTAGCAAACTGAGCGGCGTTGGTATCGTGACTGGTCACGTAGGGCCACGGACCATGGATGAGGGACAGGCTAGATCCCTGAGTACCCTCCAGGAGAACGTTCTGGCCACCATCCAGATACTGCTGCAGGAGCTTGGGGGTGTTCTCCCTTAGATACCGCTGGAGTCCATATTCATCGGCGATATCCTTGATCAGCTTAAACCGGGACGGATCCCGGCGAATCCTGGCAATCCGGGCTGCACCGACACCCTCACCGGTAGAGCCGATGCGCTTGTGCAGCTCGCCCTCTGTGCCGCCCTCCTCCTCATGGGAGGATCGGTCCAAGACACCGGCCCGAGCGTCGATGATTAACCGGTCGTCGATAGTAGGATCAACCTTCCGGATGATCTCCAGTTCTCGCAGGAGGATCTCTGGGTTCACCAGCATCCCCCGGCCCAGGACCAGGATCGCCTCAGGATTAGTCCAGCCACAGGGGATGACTTGCATCTTCCAGACCCGGCCCTTATGGATGAAGGAGTGGCCAGCGTTAGGACCGCCAGTGCGAACGTGGACGTGATAGCGATTAGCAAGGTAATTCACAATGACACCTTTACCTTCAGACCCATACTGAGCTCCAACAACTGCCAAGACGTGACCCTTAGATTTCCGCATAAGTATACCCTCCTTGACTTGGTAATTATCTAGGTGGCGGGCTACTCTTCTTCACCCGTCCACTCAGTCATCTGTCCCCAGGATGGTCCGTACTTAATATCCACCTTCATGGGGACGTACAGTTCAAACCCCGGCAGAAAATTCTCCATGCCCTCCTTTATGGTCGGCAGCACCTTAAACAGCTTGTCCTCCGGGACTTCGAAGATTATCTGGTCGTGGATCTGCAGTAGCATGTGGGTATCCCAACCCTCCAACAGCTTATCTAGTTGGAGGATGGCCAGCCGCATCATCTCAGCGACGGCACCTTGGATGAGGTTGGAGGACGCCTTGTGGGTTGGGTTGTACTGGTCATAGCGGCGCACCCGGCCTGTGAACATCCGGATGTAGCCACGCTCCGTAGCGACCTCCTCCGCCCGCTTATACAGCCGCCGGAATCCGGGATACCTCTCGTGATACTTCTGTAGGTATTCTGCCGCTTTCTCCGTCGGAATCCTTAGCTGCTTGGCCAGGGCTTCCCGACCAATACCGTAGATGATGCCGAAGTTGATTCGCTTGGCGGCGTCCCGGGGAATCTCCAACTCCTCCGCCGCTGCACTATGAATGTCCTTGTCAGCTAGGAGGTTTGCCACCATATTCTCCTCCCTGGCGTAGTGGGTTCCCCACCGGATCTCTGCCTGGGAGTAGTCCGCCGACACCAGAACGTACCCAGGCCGGGCCACGAAGACGTCTTTAACTTTATATACTTTGGAGTACCGTGGTACCGCCTGCAAGTTAGGCTGTACGCAAGACAGCCGCCCGGATACCGTCCCATGCAACAATAGGTTCGGGTGTATAACCCCATTAGAATCGCACAACTCCAGGTACGGCTGGTAATATGTGGAGTTAACCTTGGTCCAGCCCCGGTATTCCTGGATCTTGCGGATGGCGATGGCCTTGGGATGGTCCTCCGGCAGGCGCATAAGTTCCTCCTCCAAGACCGCCTTGGAGGTGCTGTTCAGTTCCAGCCACGCCTGGAGTTGCTTGGGACTAGCGGGATTAATCCCGTAGCCAGCCAAAACCTGAATCTCCTTCAAGGTTGGTTCTATCATCTGCTCTGCTTCTTCCATGTACTGGCAGATACGATCCTGATCAAGCTGCAAACCTCTGATCTCCATCTTGGTGGTGATGATACAGTAGCGGTTGACCTCCTGCCACAGGTCATATAACCGCCACAACTTTAGGTGCGGGACGTAAAAGTCACGCAGGGCCTTAGCCAGTTTCACATCACCTACGGCATATGGTGCCACCAGCTCCGGCGGCAGCCGCCACAAGCTGTTCTTAGTCAGCCCCCTCTCCTTCATAATTCGTTCCATCTCATCCTTAGAGTCGGCCTGGCCCAGGTACTTCTTCGCCAGATTGGAGAGAGTGTAGTCAGTAGCCATGTGGCCGTCCGACTTCCTGATGGGTCGTCCTTGGGTGTCGAGCTTGTACTCATTCTCGTTCATCAGATGCGCCGCCAGCATTGAGTCCTCAACCCGGTGCGGCAACGGGAACCCGTCCACCCACATAGCCTCCACATCAAACTTGACGTTGTGATTAATGATGGTCTTGCCTCGGATCAGCTGCCGGAAATCCTCTAACCGCTCCAGGGGTAAGTTGGGGCCGGTCTCGTGTCGAAAGGGAAAATAAGCGGCCACTTCACCATCGTAGATAGCAATGCCGCAGATACGATCCCCGTGCCAGATCCTCAGGCCGGTAGTTTCGACGTCAATCGTCAATTCTGGCGCTTTCTCGAACCGCTCTACCAGAGCCCAATAGCGCTCATCCACTCTGTCCACCAACACCGTGATTCACCTCCTGTGCGCCAGGGGACTGGCGTACCAACCCCCTGGCGCTGGTCAGCTCCAGCTCAGAAAGAAACTGGGCTATCAGAAGCCTTCTTGGGATTGAACCCGGTGACTGGCCCTGGGCCATCAGGATGTGGCAGCACCTTGGCAATAGAGGACCGCTCCTGACCGTTGTAGGTATCTTTCCGGACGCTGATGATGCACCGCCGGAATAGGGCCTCGTTTTTGGTAAACTTGCTTACTGTGCCACCCTTGCCCAAATCAAGGGCCTCGATGGTCTCGGCAACCTTCCAGAGGGCAGACGGGATGATGGCCGTGTACAGTAGGAACTCCTTACCAGCATGCTCGCCGCTCATGATGGCGAACGTCCAGACCAACTGAGGATTCCCACTCCTGCTGAACCCCTTCCGCAGGTCTACCAGGACGGCAGGATAGTCACCATCTGGGATAAGGTAGCCGCCACCAGTTGGGGCTTCAGACAGGTCCACCAAGAACTCGTCATCATTGTCCTTAGGAGCAGGGGCACCGAACGGAGTAGGCATACCAGGAATAAAATCTCGCATTTCTTATCTCCTCCTTTGTATTCAGTCAGGGCCGACTTTACTTATCGGCCTGCTTCTGATTATCAACCCCAGCACCGGACTTCAAGAATAGCTCGTAGAGATCCGGTAGGTAGGGGTCGACCACCACTTCACCAAGGGCCTCAGCAAACTTGACTCCACGGGTCTTTGCCTGGAAGATACCTTTGTTACGGGTGAGCATGTACCGGTGGATCTTACCGTCCTCACCCTCAGCCTCCCACAGATACCAAACGAAGTCCATAAACCCCATGACGGCATCGCCCAGCTTATCAGTAAATGCTGGCCGCACCTCGACAGGGTCTGCGTCCTCCTGACCGCCCTTGCGCCTAGGGTAGACCTTCTTAGGAAGGGCGGTAATGATGACGTTGATAGGAAGGGACTTGTACCAACGGAAAATCCGCTTGAGCTGGTTAGTGGACTTGCCGTAGTCGTCCTGCCAGAACTCATCGATATCGGTCTTACGGGCGTTAGTACCCCTCTGCTTGGCCTCCTTCTCAATGGCCTGGCGGACTACCTCCTCCAGGTTCATGGTCTGCAGCTCAGTACCGGAGTCAATTACCAATGTCTTGAACTGGGCATATTCTGGATCTTTGTTGGCGATCTTCCAAAAGATGTCCTCCAGAGCCTTGGTGGAGGCGATATCCTCCGCCATGATGTCGCCCCGGTGAGCGATAGTCATCAAGCCGCCCTCAACGTTCAGAAAGAGAACGTCTCGCATGGCCGGATGGTCCTGGGCCGTAGCAGCTAGATAGGTCTTGCCGGCACCCTGCGGACCATAGATTAGGATTTTCATGCGGCCAACCACCTTCTCAGGGGTAACCTTATAAGGCATTCTCCTCATCCTCCTTTTCCTGGGATTTGTCCACCGCACCGACACGTGGCCGGTAGTGGGTCTCCCTGATATATTCAGCATCTCCGCCACTGAGTTCAGCAAGGCAGAGCTGCCGATAAGCACAGCCATTGCAGATGCGGTGCCCAAGATTCCGGACCACGATTTTGGTGGACCGTCGGATCTCCCGGGCAGTAGGTTCGACGACCTCCTTCCAGACCCGGCGCACTGTGTCCAGGGTCCTATACTCCTTGGCAGGCCGGAAGAACTCAACAGTGGAGAGTTTCTCTGCCATGTCCAAATAATCGTCCGGGTTCAGGCCGGCCTCCAGCAAGGCGGCCTTATAAGTCTCCCAATCCGTCTTAATGAGAGCCCGGCTCATGGTACCATCTTTATTGAGCTTCGGCTTTGCCGGCGGCTTGTTCGAGATCTGGAAGGTAATGGTACCAACAGGGAGCTTACGCAGGATCCGAAAGATGGCGTACTGGTAGGCGGCGTTCTGAAGATTAACCTCCTCCGCCTCATAAGGCTGGAAAGATCCCCGGACCTTCCAGTCCACCAACCAGACCTGACCGGTGGGCTTATGCCGTCCCACCCAGTCAATGTACCCATGGAACCCGCCCCAGCCTTTGAGCGGAACGGTGAAATTGTACTCGATCATAGGGACGCCAGCCGGGTCCGTGACGGTCTCCCACTCATCGATAGGTAGCTTATGAAGGGTGCGGATAGCGATCTGCTCAGCCTCAGTAGCTACTTGGTAGATGGCTTCGATCTCCTCCTCAAAAAGATCGCCCCGGGCCAGCTCTTGCTCTTCCCAGAATTCCACCCCCTTTCGTACACCATCCTCCACCGACATCCAGCCATGATAATAGTTCCAGAGCGCTGTTGCCAGCCCTATATGAACCGCTGACCCTAGGGACAGCGGCCGAGCGTCCACCCGCGGCGCCAGATTCTCCTGGTAGACATATCGCCATTCCTGGCGACATCGCAGGTAAGTAGAGATCTGACTGAAAGAGAGGAAGGGCTTAGTCGCCGCTTGCATCACTGGCACCCCCTCCCTACCTCCGATATTCTGACCAAGCCATTGCAGCCAATGACTCGGCCGTCCTTGTCCCGGATAGCCTCACCTGGGACGAGGACATCATCTCGATCGCCACACGCCTGAGCGGCTAGGGCTGAGACAATGTATATTGTACCTTCAGCCGGCTCAGGCAAGCCCTCCAGCTGCCCAAACTTTGTGGCGTAAATGGTAACTCCATCTACTTCTCCAACAACAACCCTTTCCACCGACCGCCGAGCAATCGTGCCCGACGGCGGCAGCTCCAGAAATGTCCCGTCTGCTTTCCGCACATTCAGCGTGTGCGGAGTAAGATTAATGAACATTTTCTCTCCTCCTTGTTTACCCCTCTTACTAGGTATTTCCGTCCCACAATGCTCGCAGACCCAAGCAGTGGTACAATTTGCGCTGTACCATCTGCTGCCACACTGAGGGCACACTCTACTCTCCATCAGATCCCCTCCCTACAGCCCACCATGCTCCAAACAGAAAACTAGTACTACACAACAGCCAGACTACCCACCAAGGTATCATCGTACCCCCTCCTAAAACTCAAGATCAAGTTCTTATTAGAGAATTTCAGCCGGAGTATGTTTGGCCACATACTCCGAATAGGATGTGCACTCCACAACACCAGAAGGTGCTATGATATGCACTTTCCAGTCACTCCGGCCACGATATCCGGAAGTAACGATCGTGAGTGGTATGTCCTCTGGTGTAAGGACCACCACGGCAGCATATATATCTGCACCACCAGAGGACGACGCAGCCTCCCATCGCATTCCTGGGTGCGGATCGATAAACACTGACATCTTCCCAGGGAGGAAAGCGTGCCCAACCTCTTCCCCATGCTCCCGGCGCCGACGGGAGCACACCCAATCATACGGCGAACGTTTGAATTTACATTGGGGCTCAACAACAGCTGCCCCAAGCTGCTGAAATGTCCCTGCACTACCGCTGTGCAGGGTAACTACTACCAGATTCTGGGTTTCCCGGTCTGGGAGATACTCCATCAGTGCAGTCATCCCGGCAGTGCGCAACGACACGGTGCCGGGCATAACCTCACCAACCCGGAACAAGTCGGGAAGTCCTGTGAACTCCACTCGAACCGTCCCACGGGTTAGCCCGGCAGAACCCTCGAATGGAAACGAAATGTGTCCATGGGTCGCGTATACTAGTACCGCCATTGATCTCTCCTCCTTCTGCCCTGGGCTTGTGACCAGGGCTGCGTATTACCGGGGCAATGTCCCGTCACTCTGCAGGGTTGCGGAGGCGCTATGCCTCCTCCTCATATACAACCCAGTCCCACGATTCCCATATTCGTTCACAGATCCGCGCAACCGAGGCTGCTACATTTTGTCTCCAGAAGCCGTTTGGGTCGGCAACTCTGGTTTGTAGCGGAATTGGTGTTGCTCCCATGGCATATTCAAACCTAATTGTCACCTTTGCACCCGGAAACTCCTTCTCAAGTGCCTCCTGGCACATCTCCGCGTAGCGCTCGGCGCTGGCGATTACGTCGTATGTGCCAATGTCGCCGCCAAAATCGTCGCCAAAGTCGTCACCAAACTCTCCAAATAGATTACCTACAAGAAAACCTGTTTCGATTGTGTACCCCTCATAAGATTTCATGTTTTTCTCCTCCTTTTGCCCGGACTTGTGACCGGGCTGCGCATTACCAGGGCCCAGAGGGCCCTGTCACTCTGCATTTTTCGTTGCTTTACTCTCTCACGTTAAAGCTAATGTGAGAAAGCTGCTCTTGCAATTTAAACGGCGCTATCACCCCCACAGTCTCGTCGTTGTGCACAATCCACAGCATACTCTTCAAAGTGTTAGCGTAGAACCTATGCTCCTCTGGATTATCGAGGAGATCAAAGTAAGCACTGTCGATGGTAAGTTTTTCTCCTGTCTTAGGATCGTAGAAAATGCGCAAGCGGCGCTTCGGTTCGAGAACAAACTCTAGCCGACTATCGATTACTTCGATTGCTTCATTCGGTAATTTCACCATCCTCTCAAACTGTTCAGCGGTGTACTTGCATTCAGGAGTTAGCGTGCCGTATACCTCCAAGATGGTTGGGCACATATGCGGTTCATCCTTCAACATAATGAAACCGTCGGTGATGTAACCGTGGCCGTAGCCGAATGAGTCGCGCTTGTGGGTTTTCTTGATCCAAGTTTTTGTTTTCGTCTTGTTAAACACAGTCTGCATGATTTTTCCTCCTTTGTGGGGTTGTGACCGCAGCCGGAATCCAGCTCCGCTTACTTTTATTATAACACACCAGATGGCTGTTTGTCAAGTATTTGTTTGCTTGCCACTAAAATGGCGGCAAATCATCTTGGAATACGCTGTAACGCCCATCAGCGTCTTTCTGGACCACAGAATCCTGCCTCAGGGCCTTCATCCGGCGGCTGATGGTGCTCCGGTGCACCCCAAGCGCGTCTGCAATCTCGTTGATAGACATAGGCTTCTCGCTCCCGCTCAACAAATCCAGAATCTTGGAGTTCAAGCTGGTACCGTTCTCCACGACCTCAGCCCCAGTAAAAACCTTGACATGGTAGCGGTACGGCGGATTATCAGTGTTAATATCAAACTCCACTTGGACGTCCCCGGCAGGGTTCCTGGCAACCTTGAAGTGACGACGGATGATGATCGAGCTGTTATTCTTTGACCGTTTCACCTGCCAGCCAGTCTCCAAAAGAGCGTTCAGAAACTGAGACCCCCATAACCGAGACCGCTCCATACTGTCCGCATACTTGGTCGTGTGGTGGGCCACCAAAAAGGAGCAACCATAGCGGTCCCGCATGACTTTTAACCGAAGCATCTGCTCGGCGGACTTAGTCATATAGTCGTCCGTCATAGCTGCAGAGTAAAGGGGATCCAGGATAACTAGGACCGGACGCAGCTCTTGGATCCGCAGTTCCAAAGCATCCATGACCACCTGATCCGCAAAACGGAGGTTGCGGTCCGGGTGGATATAGATAGGTATTTCAGGAGGAGCCTTCACCTCGAACTGGTCATCCTCCGTAACTTCGGCTCTCAGATCCAACCGACTCTGGAGGATAATCGCCAGCCGCTGTGCTATATCCCCATGGAAGTCCTCCTGCTGGACCAGCAGGACTGGACCAGTACGCTGAATAGGATACTTACCTAGGAACGGTGTACCTGTAGCTACAGATACAGCCATATCAAAAGTAAGCCAGGTCTTATAGGAGCCGGGCGGAGCCACCACGAAACCGATCGTGGCTTCGGGAAGCCAATCCTGTACCAACCAAGATACCTGACTGCTGCCGTGATGGGTCATGTACTCCCGGATATTGACGACACCAAACGGACTGGTAGACGCCTGCCTGGTGCTGTCCCGAGGCTGGCTCTGTGATGTAGTACCCTTGCGGTAAGCCGTCTTGTAGACAGATTCGACTGTTGTCACTACTTCATGGCTGGAGAGGGGAGGATGATTCTTCTCATTCCACTGACGGATGATAGTAAGGACCACGTCTTTCGGTATACCCTTACCAATCAGATATCCACACAGTTTAGCACAGGCGTCGTTGCGTTGGCCCTCCCCTACCCCGGCTAGTAGGTCGGACAGCCACTTAGAGCTGTCCTCCTTACCATCATGTCCCACTGGTGTGTAGGAAGTGAGGAGACCTATCAGATGCGGTGGTAGTTTCCCAGGCTCGCCGCGGCGTGTCCATCCGTACAACCGGCCAGAGGAGTGGGCAGACGGCGGTGCTACGACGTACCCGCCATCAGCCCGTACATCGACCCCTGGCAGCAAACTGACCCGATTCGGGATGTGATCCACGTCTTCCGGATAGCGGTAGTAAAGGTGATAACCACCCCGCCCTGTTTTTACAATGAGATCAGTTGGGGCCTGCTCGTAGATTTTAGCTCCGTTCTCGTTACCACCCTTGTCCGAATCCAAGTCGATGACCACAATCCGGGAAACCTTACCGGTGACGATCCCGATGTTGGCGTTCGGGTACTGCTGCCACCACTGGTGAATCTCCTCTTCCACAGGCTTACGGCTCTGGTACTCGATCCACGGCACCAATGGGCGCTTGCCGCCAGGTTGGATAGGAATCACAGAAAATCCGCTCCGCCACAGTTCTAATGCCGACTCCAGGAGAGTGCTCACCTTATATATTCACCTCCATGTCACTGTAAGGCGGCGGTAGCGGTCACTCCTCAGTTGTGGTGGTCCCGCTTTTAGCTTCGTCCTCAGACTCGTCTTCTTGCTCCTGCAGGTCCTTAGGATCAATGAACAACTCCCAAGATTCAACTTTATAAAGCCGGGCGTACTTCTGGATGTCCTCCGGACTTAGACTCCGGCTGCCCGACTCGTGCCTGGACACGGTGGTATGGTCAATATCCAGAAGCTTGGCAACCTCCTGCTGGGTAAGTTTGCGGGCTTCTCGCAGCTCTCGCAAGCGATTCTTAAGGATCTTATTCATCATGAGAATCTACCCTCCTTTGCGTTATGGTGTTGTTGGTGTTCCACTATTTGTGTTCACCTCCAAGTCCATTTTACCACAAAATACATCTGTTTGTCAAGCATTTGATTGACAACACCGGGTCAACTCGGCACCATGTCGATTTCACCAATGACTTATATTACTCTGTATGTGTACTTTCTGTTATGTTAACTGTTTTATAATTTCTGTCCTGTTTAAATTTCTGCCCGTGTTATCAATCATAATGTCATACAAATAATGGCTTACAATTGGTTTCTTACCCTTTGGTTTATAAAATGTTGCTATTAAACTTCCTTTGTAATCCGATAATTCAATTCTATATTTTCCGCTATTTACGCCCTTGCACATTATCCAACCATGTACTTCAACCAAATATTTTTGTCCTGCTTTCATTTCCAACATTTTAAAACCCTCCTAAAATTAAATTATTCTCCATCTTTGTTCGTTCCTCTAATTTTATTTTATCACAGAATGTATCTGTTTGTCAAGTACTTAGTTGACGTTTCTGTTTCCGTGCAAGGTTGTGTGCGTGCGTGCAACCCCCTTAAAGGGGGGTTGCACGCACACAACACTCAACCCGGTTGCACGCACGTGCAGAACATTTGCACATTAAAAATCCGCGTCCGACGCGGGCTCTCGGCTCTGATGTGCAGTCATGTGCAACAATGTGCACTGGAAAGCACTGGAAGAAAAAGGGGTGTGCACATGGCTGCACATGAGATTTGGTTGACAATTTCCTTCTTCTTCTTCTGGTGTAGAGCTAGGTGAGCGAATTGGAAAACACTAAAAGAAAAAGGAAAAGAGGCGTGTATATCTTGACAAAATCAAGCAGCCTGTGTTATAATTAAATTGGAAAGGAATATTTGTAAAACGGGGACCGGTGGAGTAGCCGGTCCTCTCTGTTTTAAATCTGTCCCAAAACACAAAGGGCCCCCTCCTTCTGGAGAGGCTTTTGCGTCTAGGAGTGGTTGGATGCGTTCCATTATCATTTACTATGGCGGTAAGAGTTACAGTTGGCGGCGGATTATACCTTATTTCCCGCCTCACCACACATACGTTGAACCATTTGGCGGCGCAGCGAACGTACTGCTGAACAAGCCGCCTTCAGCGGTTGAAGTCTACAACGACATCGACAGTAACGTGGTTACGATTTTCCGTGTATTGCGCGATTACCCTGATGAGCTGCGGCGCGCACTGGAGTTGACGCCATACTCGCGTGAGGAATATATACGTTGTCTCGGTCCGCTTGATGGTCTTGATGACGTGGAGAAGGCGCGGCGGTTGATTGTGCGGTACCGACAGGCGTTCGGTGGCAAGGGACAGACGGCGACACCCGGACGGTGGAGCTATTCTGTTACTGCAAGTGGTCGCGGTATGGCACGTGCGGTGTCTAACTGGCTTTCGGCAATTGACAAGACTTTGCTATTGGTGGTCGAACGCTTCCGCCGGGTGCAGATCGAGAACCTTCCTTGGCAGGAAATCATCCGGCGCTACGATACACCAGAGACGCTGTTCTATTGCGATCCACCGTACCTGCTGTCTACCCGCAATGGCCGTGTCGGTTATAAATACGAAATGACGCTTGAGGAACACCGAGAGTTGGCCGAGACACTAAATAGCGTTAAAGGTCACGTTGTTCTGTCTGGCTACGCGTCGCCCGAGTACGACGAGTGGTATGCGGGATGGGAACGGGTCGAATTTGGGGCGACCGTGCGCGCACGCCTTGACAAAGGCCGTTCCTGCGACAGACGCACGGAAGTTTTGTGGATTAAGCCTACCGCCTGATAAACGACTACTAACGAGGTGAGCGCCTGTGTGACTTTGGAAGAAATAGTCAGGTTGGTCAAGGAAGAGAAGTTTTACAAGTCCAGCGCATGGGAGAAGAAGCGCTTGGAGATTCTTGAACGAGATAACTACGAGTGCCAGGTCTGCAAAGCAGGAGGCGGGTTTGCGCCGGCCACAACGGTGCACCACCTCAAACACTTAGAGGATAGGCCGGACCTGGCACTCGATAATGACAACCTTGTGAGCGTATGTGCTGCTTGTCATAACCGGGAGCATCCTGAGAAGTTTATCGAACCGAACAAGAACGCGAAGACGAGAATCTTTCCCGAGCGCTGGTAGACCCCCCGGGTCGAGAAAACGAATTTCCGGGAGACCTTGGGGACCGGCGAGGCGGAGCTTCCAAGACGTTGAGGCGCTGATTTCACGTGAGGTGAGGGGTGAGGTGTATGGCCCGACCAAAGAAATCTGACATCCGGCAGGACTTGATCGATCAACTTGAGGAGCGCGGCGTCTATGGCCAACACTACCTCGACCTCATCGAGGACTACATGGCCCTGTGGGATACTAAGAACGCTCTGATCAAGGACATCAAAGACCGTGGAGTGTCTGTGAAATATCAGAACGGCAAGAACCAATGGGGCTACAAGAAGAACGACTCGGTGAGTGAGCTGGTGAAGGTCAACGCTCAAATGTTGAAGATACTCGGCGAGCTGGGGTTGAGAGGCGCCAACTTCGAAGCAGTGACTGACGATGGCGACGATGAGATGTAGGTTCCACCCCTATATTGACGACTACATCGAGCGGATCAGAGGCGGCAAGATCCCAGCTAGCAAGGAATTGCATCAGGCGTGTGATTACATCGAGCGGAAACTGAGTCAACCTGGCGTGTATATAGACAGCAAGAAAGTTGACAAAGCCGTCGAGCTCATGGAGCGATATTTCGAGTTCAAGCTTCTAGATTGGGAGCTTTTTGTTTTGGCGCTCATTCACTGCTATCACAAGCCCACAGACACCGTCGTGTTTGATGAGTTTCTCCTGGTGATGGGGCGGGGAAACGGAAAGAACGGGTTTATCAGCGCTTTGGTGTTTTACCTGAGCACCCACTACCACGGCATCAGGGGCTACAACATCGACATCATTGCCAACAACGAGGAGCAGGCAAAAACGAGTTTTAACGATGTGTACGATGTGCTGGAGCGTACCTGGAAGAAGTCTAAGAAGTTTTTCTACAAGACCAAGCTCCAGATCACCAACCTCAAGACGAAGAGCTATATCAAGTACAATACGTCCAATGCACGGACGAAGGACGGCAAGCGTAGCGCTTGTCTGGTGTTTGACGAGATCCACGAGTACGAGGACTGGGATACGATCAAAGTATTTCAGTCTGGCTTTGGTAAGCGTAAACATTCCAGGACGTTTTTCATTACGACGAACGGGTATGTGCGGGGCGGTGTTCTGGACCAGCAGCTGGAACTGGCTGCGAAGGTGCTCAGCGGAGAGATCACCGATCTCGGTTTCTTACCGCTGATTTACAAGCTAGATGACGAGAAAGAACTTGACGATCCCAAGATGTGGGTCAAGGCGAATCCGTCGCTGCCGTATTTCCCGGAGCTCCGCAAAACGATCGAGGCGGATGTTGTGAAGGCGCAGCACCAGCCTCACAAGGCGATAGACGTCCTTACGAAGAGGATGAACCTGCCTCGGGAAGATACGTACACCGTCGTCGCTCCGTGGGAGCAGGTGCTGGCGACCAATCAGCCGATCCCCTACGACGAGCTTGAGGGGATGCCGTGCATCGGGGCTATCGACTACGCGCAGGTCACCGACTTCGCCAGTTGCGGGCTGCTGTTCAAGTACAAGGGCAAGCGTTACTGGATCGAACACAGTTTCGTTTGTCATAAAGCGCTAAAGATCGAGTCCCGCCGGATTAAGGCCCCGATTAGAGAGTGGGCTGAGCAAGGCTTGCTCACGATCATCTACCGGGACAGCATCACTGCCGCCGACATAGCGCAGTGGTTTGTGGAGCAAGGCAAGCGGTACAACATCATCAACATCTTGAGTGACCGGTACAGAGTGGAATTCTTGCGGGATGAGTTTCAGAAGGTCGGATTACCGCTGAAAGATGTACCCAGTGGTCCTATGACCCATGCCAAAGTTGCACCGATCATTGAGTCAAGCTTTGCTGAGGGCCGTTTTGTGTGGGGAGATAATCCGGTCATGCGTTGGTATGTGAGCAATACCTACCAAGAGCTAGACGCTAAGGGTAACACGACGTACAAAAAAGTTGAGCCCCACACCCGCAAAACAGATGGCTTTTTTGCTCTGATTCACGCACTCACGCACGACAATGAGCTGCAGGAGACAGATGGCGATGTGATGTCATTGCCGGTTTACACCTATTGAGAGGAGGTGAGCCCTTGGGACTATGGCAAACCTTTTTGAGCTGGTTCAATAAAGATGGGAACCTCGACCTCAGTGCTCATGTGGCTGTGCTAGCCACCGAGGTCTATTTCAAGAACCTGGCGATCCAAGCCTGCGTCAACCTGATAGCCAATACCGTCGCCAGGGCAGAGTTTAAGACCTTTGATAAGGGCAGGGAGATTCGAGGTGAAAACTACTACCTCTTCAACGTCGAGCCGAACCCAAACAAGAGTGCGAGCAAGTTCTGGAGGGACGTAGTCCATCACCTGGTCTATGACAACGAGTGCCTGGTGCTCATGCAGGGCGATCATCTCTATGTTGCGGACTCGTACAACGTTGTGTCTGGGACGTTCGTCGAGAACCTATACACGGACATCCGGATTGGCGATTTAGATTTGACGACGAAGCACCGTGAATCCGAGGTGCTTCACTTCGAGTTGCACAATGAGCGGATCAAAGACGTGGTGGACGGTCTCTACACCTCGTACGGTAAATTGATTGCTGCAGCCCAGAAGCACTACAAGCGCAATGCAGCTCGGAAGGGTGCACTCACGATCCCGACTAACTACCCGCAGACAGAAAAGGCGCAAACGGAGCTGCGGGAACTGCTGGAGAAGCGGTTCAAGACGTTCTTCGAGGCTGAGTCCGACGCAGTCATACCACTGACAAACGGCATCATCTACAAAGAGATCGAGAGTGGTGCAGCTACTACAAAAGGCAGCATGGAGGGTCGAGACATCAGGGCCTTCATCGACGACGTGTTCGACATGGTAGCCATGGCGTTCCAGGTACCACCACAACTGCTCAAGGGTAACGTGGCCGACACTGAGAAGGCGGTCAATAACTTCCTGACGTTCTGCATCAATCCACTCGCTGAGCTGCTAACAGATGAAATCAACCGCAAGATGTATGGCAAAGAGAACTACCTGCAGCGCACGTACGTCAAACTTGATACGACACATATCAGGGCTGTTGACATCAAGGATGTTGCTGGTGCCCTCGACATCCTCTTCCGCATCGGCGCTTACACCATCGATGATTGTCTCAAGTATCTGGGCATGGAGTCCATTGGCGGTGAGATAGGCACCATGAGGTTTGTGACGAAGAACTATCAACCTATTGAGACTGTTATCGGTGGTGAAGGGGGTGAGCAGAATTGAGACGTTAGCCATAGATAGAGTACCTGAAGAAGGGGGTGAGTCAATGAGAAAATACTGGCAACTTGAGGTAAAGGGCGCCGAGGCGTCCATTTTCATCTATGGCGACATCGTGTCTGAGCCGTGGAAGTGGTACGAGTCCGATGTAACCAGCCACGACCTGGTGAAGGAAATCGAAGGGCTTGATGTAGACGTGATCCACTGCTACATCAACTCCTACGGCGGCGAGGTTGCCGAGGGCTTGGCCATCTACAACGCACTAAAACGGCACAAGGCCAAGGTTAAGACCTACTGCGACGGCTTTGCTTGCTCCGCTGCCAGCGTGGTGTTCATGGCCGGCGATGAACGCATCATGTCTGCATCGTCCATGCTCATGATTCACAACGCTTGGATGTGGGCCGCGGGAGATGCAAATGAGCTGCGAAAACAGGCAGATGATCTCGAGAAGATCAATGAGGCTTCAAACAACGCCTATCTGGAGCACATCAACATCAGTAAGGAACAGCTGCAGGAGATGCTGGACAAGGAAACTTGGCTGACCGCTCAAGAGGCTTTGGATATGGGCTTCTGTACGACGGTTGTCAATGACCGCAAGAAGGCGGCCAATCAGAGTGCCAGGATGAAGATTGTGCAGCTCATCCTGGAGCGCCGAGATGGCGGCAAGGAACCTCGGGTGAGTGAAGATATGCTGAAAGCGTTAGAGGACCGCCTGATGCAGCGGATCGCACAGCAGCAACAAGATAACCCAGCTTCGGATGAACCGAAGCAAGGAGACCCTGAGCCAGACGGCAAGGGTCTTTTCAATTTCTTGGAGGCGTTAGCCTCAAAACTAAGCGAAGGAGATGAAGAGAAATGAGGAACCTTGATCTGCTTAAGCAGCAGAGGGCCGAGTTTGCGAACAAAATGAAGCAAGCTGTGCAGAACAACGATGAGCAGGTGTTCGCCGAGGCGTTTGTTGAGTTTGCCAATGCAGTACAAGAGGCGGTAATCGCCGAGGCCAAGGGTCTTGTGCAGGCAGCCGATGCTCAAATCCTTGCTGGTCGTGGCGTGCGGGTCCTGACTAGTGAGGAACACACTTACTACCAGAAGCTTATTGAGGCCATGAAGTCCGGCAACCCGAGGCAGGCGCTGGAAAGCCTGGATGTGGTCATGCCCGAGACGATCATCAACCAGGTTTTTGATGACCTGACTGAGCAACACCCGTTGCTGTCTAGAATCCGCTTTGAGAACGCCACTTATTTGATGAAGTGGCTTTATTCCACGTTCGAGACTCGGTTC